GGACTCAAACTACAACGCACAATTACTGCAACAGGAACAACATCAATCACAGATATTCCTGCTGGTATAAATAGAGTTTATGCAATCGTAATTGGTGGTGGTGGAGGCGGTGGAGCAGGCAACCCTTCGTCAGGTGGCGGAGCAGGTGGTTATTCTGCTGGTTGGACTTATGTTTCAAATACAGTAACTGTTGGCGCAGGTGGTACTGGTGGCGTTGGAACTGCTGCTGGTGCTAACGGCGGTTCATCAATTTACGGAATGGTTATGGCTGGCGGTGGTGCTGGTGGCACTGTGTCATTGGGTGGTGGTGGCGCTGGTGGTGCTGTAACAGCAACCAGTACATCCTCAACTGTTTCTTATACAGGCGCACCTCTTGCCACTGTTGGTGTAATTGGATACGCTGGCGGTGGCGGTAATGCCGCAGCAGGTTCTGCAGGAGTTTCAGGTGGTGGTGGTGGAGCAGGTGTTGGCGGTAGAGGTTTGATTGGCGGTGGCGGAACTGGTGGGTTTACAGGAAATGCAGGAGGTAACGGAGATTTCTATTCAGGTGGTAGTAGTGGTACCAATTTTAGTGGCGGTGGTGGAGGCGGTGGATTTTTAGGTGCTGGCGCAAGTACTACTGGAGGAAATGGCGCTAATGGCGGAGCAGGCGGTGGCGGTGGTGGTGCTACAACCAATGGTGCTGGTACTTGGACTGGTGGTTCAGGCGGTAACGGCGTTGTCTTTTTATACTTCTAAGGAGTTCTAATGGCTATCAAATACGAATACAGTTCAGAGTGTTGCTCTCATTACTATGTTGAAACTCGCAACGCTGAGGATAATCAAGTATTTACAAAGTGCAATGTATGCGGTCAGGGTGAGTATGTAGAAACCAATCGCACAGAGTTTGAAACAATTGCTGAGCCTGTGTATCAGGCCCCAGTAGAAGAAGTTCAGGAAACAATACTAGAGGAGAATGATGGCAACGCTTAAAGATATGATTGATGAAGTAAGGTCTAACCTTGCTGGCTATACAATGCGTCAAGACCGCATTACCTATCTTGCCAACTCTAGTGGTCTAACAACGACTGATACTGCCATTCAAATTGGCTCATCATCTAACCTTGCAAAAGGTATTATTGAGATTGATGAAGAACTTATCTGGATTGATTCATTTGATAAAACATCTAACACCCTTACAGCAATTCCTGGCTTTGGTCGTGGCTATAGCAATACATCTGCTGCCCCACACTCCAGATATGCACAAGTAACATTAGCCCCAACATTTCCTAGAGTAAACATTAAGCAAGCAATCAATGACACTATCAATAGTCTATTTCCAACATTATGGACTATGGAGTCATATACTTTTACTTTCAATCCTGCCCAAAATAGTTATGCCCTTCCAGATGAATGTGAAGATGTATTCCAAGTATCTTGGGAAACAGTTGGACCATCTAAGGAGTGGAAGATGGTTGACAAGTGGCGATTAGACCAAATGGCAAATACTGATTCATTTAACTCTAATGCTGCAATTGTAATTTATGATTATATTACACCAGGCAGAACCGTACAGGTTTGGTATCGCTCTACACCAAATACTCTAGATTCAGCCAATGAGGATTTTTCAGATGTAACTGGCCTGCCAGAAACATGTCGTGATGTTGTTACTCTTGGTGCATGTTACAGACTATTATCTTACCTAGATGCTGGAAGAATTAACTTTACATCTGCAGAAGCAGAAAGTGCTGATTCAAAGATTCCATCAAGTGCTGGTCAGTCAGCCTCTAAATATATTTATGCTCTATACCAACAGAGAGTTAAAGAAGAGAATTCTAAACTAACTGGCAAGTATCCAATCCGACCACACTACACACGCTAAGGAAAACAAATGGCACGCAAATACTCTAGCATTAGCGTTGAAACAACGCTGGCATCAGGAATATCTAGTTCTGCAACAACAATGACTGTTGCTAGCAGCACATCATCTTTGCTAATGGGTGGTGTCAGCCTAACAACTGGTAACGTAGATAAGTTTACAGTAGCAATTGACCCAGATACAGTTAACGAAGAAATTGTATATGTTACTGGCGTGTCATCAGATACACTTACTATTGTAAGAGCACAAGCAGGAAGCGGTGCCATTGCCCACTCAGGTGGAGCAACCATTAAACACGTGCTTACATCAGATGACTTAAACTACTTTAATACATCAATTGATGCTGCTGTTAGTTTAACTGGAACTCAAACATTAACTAACAAAACTTTAACATCTCCAACTATTAACTCTGGTACTATCAGTTCTGCAACATTAACAACTCCAGTCATATCAACAATCTCAAATACTGGAACTATCACATTACCAACATCAACTGATACTTTAGTCGGCAGAGCCACAACAGATACATTAACTAACAAGACACTAACTGCTCCAATCATTGCATTATCAGTTAATGCTCAAACAGGTACTACATACACTACAGTTGCATCAGATGCTGGAAGTATTATAACCGCATCTAACGTATCTCCTATTACAGTATCTATTCCAACAAATGCATCAGTTCCATATGCAATAGGTTCTCAAATTAATATTATTGCAACCAATGCTGGACAGGTAACTATATCTGCAGTAACATCTGGAACAACAACCATTCTGTCAACTGCTGGAACACCAGCATCACCTAAACTTCGTACAAGATACTCTTCTGCCACAGCCCTTAAGGTTGGGACAGATTTATGGTATGTAGTTGGTGATATAGTTTGATAATCCTTGGAGCAATTGCATCTAGTTTAATAAAATCTATAAGTGATTTTTTTAATAGAGTAACATCTGGCTCTTTAGGCACTGCTGACTCTGGTACAGCCTGGACAGCCTTAAGAGGCATTTGGTATGCTGATGGAACCTCAGCAAAATCTGATACCGCTGCATCATCTTATCCAATTGCATATATCCCATTAAATCAAAATGTATTTGTTGGCGCTGATGTTACTCCTGGAACTGGTATAGCATTCTGGGTTACAGATAGTGGTTCTTGGTGGTCCGCAACTTCATACAATAATACAAGCAGTAGTTCATATAACTGCAATCCTTATTCTTGTAACTGTTACTCTTGTAATCCACATACAGAGACTACAACAACATACTATAACTGCAACCCATATAATTGTAATCCTTACTCATGTAACTGTTCAACAACAACTACATGTCCTAGTGGATATACTTTAAATGGTTCTGCCTACTTCCCTGGTTACTGTGCAAAAGGACCATACTCTGGTGGTTACCCTTCAGCAATTGCAGAACCTACTACTACAACAAATTGCCAGACCTGCTATCAAACTTGCTATCAAACATGTTCAAGCACAAGCAGTTCAACCGTATATGATACTTGCTGTAATACTTGTTATCAAACTTGTACTGGAACATCATATAATTACTACTTAAGACTATTAAAGTCTGTAAGTGGAACAGTTAGTTCAGCAACAAGTGATATTTCTCTTGGACAAGAAGCAGCAGCAATTGAGTTGACAACATATGATGACTCTATTTCTGCTAGAGCATACTCAAATACAGCAAGAAATATTCAAATTGGAAATACACTAAGTTATACAGCAACTAGCCCTGTTAAGGGAATTGGAACTGGATTAATCAAGATACCATCTGATTATACACAAGGTTCAACTATTGATAACTTTAGCGCAACCGTAAGTCAGGGGATATAATGACAACGCCATACGATAGACCAGCAAGACCTTGGGATTTATTTAATAAAAACCTAGGCAGAGTAGAGACAGATACTGCCCAAGAAAGATTGGCAATATGTAAAGAATGTCCTATGCTACAAGCCACAGGCACATGCAAAGAATGTGGATGCTTTATGTCACAGAAAGTCAAACTACCAAATGCTTACTGTCCACTACACAAGTGGGAAGCAGTAAGAATTTCTTACAAGGAGGAAACAAATGACAACTGAAGAAACAACACCAACACTACCACCAGTTAAGATTGCTTTTATTATCGATGGAGTAGTTACAGATGTTTTACATACAGATGACCGCTTGGGTGCAATATTTTTAAGTGAGCCAAAGATTGTAGATGTAACTGAGTACTTGAAAAACAATCCATCAGTTAATTTGGTTAAGGCTGCTTACGATGGAAATGAATTCTTTCCAGTAGCATTGCCAACAATTCCAAACGCTTAATTCTATTTAATTTAAAGGAGAAATATGTCTTACGGTTCAGATATTACAGATGGAATACCTTATGCGTTATCTAATCCTGTTGGTACCGTAAACTATACTCCTAATGCAGAAGCATATGATGTTGCAATTAATGCACTTCCATTCTTCTTATATGCTAATGATGAGTATCCATATTCAAGAAGAACTGCACAATATCGTAAGCAACAGATTGACCAAAGTGCCGAACCAGGCGAACAGTCAATAACTGGTTGGTGGGTTCGTTCTCAATCTTCATTCCATAATGGTAGTGGCGTTAAATTCTACGACCCATCTGCTGGAGAAACAGTATCATACAGATATGCTGATAGTAAAGGTGTAAATGTTTGGAATAAAGGACAAGTAACATTACTTAATTCTTGTATTCAAAACCATATAACTACTGGCGCTATTACCAGCAATAATAGAACACAGCAATTTGCCCGCTCAATAACCTGGAACGACGTTAATGGTATATTACTTGCCGATGCGTATGATGTTGACAAGGTATATAATGCAATTACTTACTCAATAACTAATAAAGCGCTAACCTCAAATGTTGCCACATTGACAACAAGTACTGCACATAAGTATGCTATTGGAACAGTTGTAACTATTACTGGAGTAGATGCTACATTTAATGGCGAGCACGAAATTACAGCCGTGACTAGTACAACATTCTCATATGCTAAAACTGCAACAAATGTAACATCTACAGCGGTAACACCTAACGGTACAGCATCTAGTACAGTAACGCATTTTATTAACTATAATGCAGGAACCGATGGACCTGTATACGCTATCTGTGATGATGGAACCTATGCTTATTGGATTACTAATAAAACAACTAAAAAAACTGTATATAAAAAATTATTAACTGGAGATTCTGCAACTGTAGAAACTAAAATGTTTGATGATGCTGGCACAATTTCTAATGCCACAATGGAGTATATAAAAGAACGTATTGTTATGTGTGCTGATAACAAGGTATATGAATTTTCATCTTCAACATCAGCCATGCCAAATGCAGTATATACACATCCATCAAATGGATTTACATATACATCCATAACCGCTTCAGGCTCTGCCATTTACATTGCAGGTTATAATAGCATTCAATCAACAATCTCTAAGTTTACTTTATCAAGTGCTGGAATTATGCCAACACTTACCTCAGCCGTAGTCGCTGCAGAGTTACCAGTTGGCGAAGTAGTACACAAGATTTTCTACTACCTTGGTTATATGATGATAGGTACGAGTAAGGGAGTTCGTGCAGCAATTATTTCAGACCAAGATGGTTCCATTAAATATGGACCACTTATTGTAGAAACAACTCAACCTTGCTATGACTTTGCTGCTCGCGATAGATTTATATGGTGCGCTACTGGAGTAGATGGTTCTCCTGGAGTTATACGCATTGACTTGGATGATGAAATAGAAACATTGCGTTTTGCTTACGCAAGCGACCTATATTATCCAGCAGTTACAAGTGCAACAACAACTGCCTGTGCATTTTCTGGAAGTACAAATCTATTGATGTTCTCAACAGCATATGCCAATTCAACTAATGGAAATGTATATAGAGAAGATGCTTCATCTCTAATGTCAGAAGGTTATATTACTACTGGAAAGATTCGCTATAGCACTTTAGAGAACAAAGTATTTAAAACATTAAAGGCAAGTATTGATAATACCTATGGCTCATTTAAAATGGCATCGATAGATAGTGCTAATCAAGAGTATCTTATTGGTAACTTTGCTGAGCAAGATTTTGCTCCTGAGGTCTCTGTAACATACCCAGTAGGCGCCCAGCAATATGTATCATTTAAGTTTACAATATCTAGGTATTCTACTGATAGCACTAAGGGTGCAGTATTTAAGGGATATCAACTCAAAGCACTTCCTGCTGTCCCACGTCAACGCTTAGTCCAATTTCCTCTTGCATGTTACGATAGAGAAATGGATTCTTTTGGAACACAGGTTGGATATGAAGGCGCAGCATTTGATAAATTAATTAAACTAGAAAACATAGAGAGTGCTGGTGATACCATTCGTATTCAAGACTTTAGAAATGATGAAGAATACTTGGGACTGATTGAAGAAATACAGTTCATAAATAAGACACCATCTGATAAGAAGTTTTCAGGATTTGGTGGCATTGTAGTAGTAACTATTCGGACCTTATAATGGCGCCTAATGAATGGGCAGCATTGGCTGTCGCTATAACTACTCTTGCTGGAGCCTTAGCAGTAACAGTACGACATTTAGTAAAACATTTTCTTTCAGAACTTAAGCCCAATGGTGGCTCTAGCCTAAAAGATAAAGTTAATAAGTTAGATGATAAGGTTGAATTTTTAACAGAATTAGTACTACAAGTACTAAAGAAATGAGGGACGATGACAACTGTTGTCAAGAAAGCCACACCTGCTGCGATTGCTGTATTGCGCCAAGCGACAGCATTAAGACCGAAGAGAATCAAGGTCAGCGATGGTCTACTTCCATCTGCTGCTCATTTAAGTCAGAGTCCTAATTCGGACCACAATACTGGATTTGCAGTAGACTTAACTCACGACCCTAAGAATGGTATTGATTGCTTTGATATTTATACAAAACTACAAGCGGACCCAAGAGTTAAGTATTTAATTTTTACTGGCAAGATTTGGTCAATGAAAAATGGGGAAGCCAGATATACTGGAATCAATGCCCATAATCACCATCTACATATTTCTATCAAAGAAGACTGTGGCAATGATACAAAGCCTTGGTTTCCTTGGTTAGGAACTGCTACAACACTTAACACAGTAAAGGCCGTGGTTAAACCATTGCCAAAAAAGGAGACAAAATGAAGAAAAAGAAGTTAGAAGCAATTGCTTCAACATACCTACGTGCTGCAGTTGCAGCCGTAATTGCTCTATACCTTTCTGGAGTAACTGACCTAAAGACTCTAGCACTAGCAGGAGTTGCAGCAGTTGCTGGACCTATCCTAAAGGCTATTGACCCATCAGCATCAGAATTTGGTATTGGTAGCAAGTAATTATATACCCCTAATTGGGCTTTAAAGGCCCTTTTTAGACACGAAAACCCCCTCGCCTAGTATCTCTACTGGGTAAGGGGGTTCTTTTGTCGTTTCTAGAGGTTAATCACAGTCACAGAATAGACCGTCTGCCTGTTCCTCTAGGTACTCCAGGTATCTAGCGTGCCGTCTAGTATGGAGTTCATCTAGGATTGAATCTAGTAGCCTAACAACCAAAAATGCTGAGGTTGCTCCTGCAAATACTGCCCAGAAAGTAGTTGACATAGTTCTCCTATTATAGTATATAATTATATATTATATTATATATTAATAAACCCCTTCGGGGTTATATATATATTATATCTTATATTAATATCAATTATACACATAAGTACCCAACTATGGAAGTACTTAAGTAATTACATATATAGACCTACCTGTGTATAATTACATCCATGTCAATCGAACTAGAAGAATATACACTACCAGAGCATATATCCTATAGTGCTTTCAGCACTTTTTTGACATGTGGATATCAATACTATCTTGGTAGGCTATTGGAGAAAAAGGAAGAGCCATCTGTTTGGTCAGTTGGTGGTTCCGCTTTTCACTTGGCTACCGAAATGTGGGATAGGGATAATCTATGAGTCTAACACTATGGGAAAAAGCATGGGAAAAAGAATCTGAAGGTGTCGACCTAACCAATGCAAGAGTTGGTGGTCGTTCAACTAAGGCTAATCCCAATAAGGAAGATATTTCTTTCTGGCATAATCAAGGACCTATGTGGGTTGAGCAATACATTGCTTGGCGTAAACAGAATCCAAATTGGAAAATATGGACAGCACCAGATGGTCGTCCTGCAATCGAATTGGAACTAATTCCAGTAGTATCAGACGTACCCATTAAGATGGTTATTGACAGAGTATTTGATGTCGATGGTCACTTAGTTATCGTTGACTTAAAAACATCACAAAATACACCAAGTAGCACACTCCAGTTAGGTTTCTACAAACTTGGTTTAGAGGTTACCTTTGGTACTGATGCTTTAGGTGGCGAAGTCAACTGGGGCAACTACTACATGGCTAGAGGTAGCAATACTGTGGAGATGGTAGACCTATCAGATTATACGTACGATAAAATGGAGTTCTTAGTTAAGGGCTTCGATAAAGCACGTAAGGCTGGTATATTTCTGCCCAACACAAACTCTTGTCAATACATGTGCGGACTCACCGCTCATTGTCAGTTCTCAACAAAGAAGGAGAAATAAATGGCAGAAGAATGGAAACTACAAGTATCATATAAAACACCATCAGGTGATATGATAAACGTACGTGCCAATACAGCAGATGAATTAAGTGTGCTGTTAGAAGGCATCGGAGACTACGCTACCCAAATTGCTGCGGTTGCTAAGTTGGTGGTGGGAGCAAGTAATACCGCCCCTTTATCGACGCCAAGTTCCATAGCAAGCACAAAGCCTCCAGCATCCTTGGCTCCAACCCAGGACTCGGCTCCATCAGGTACCTCAGCAGGGCCGACATGTCAGCACGGGGCACGGAAGTACAAGTCGGGAATCTCAAGCAAGACGGGAAATCCATACGCAATGTGGGTTTGCCCAATGCCACAGGGAGCCGACCAATGCAAGCCAGTAAACTAGAACCAGAACAATTTCCGTTTTAAACAATTAGGTAGGGGTAAGATAAATGCGTACACTAGTGAGGTCTGTTGGTAGAGCGTCTATTGGGGGAGAACCCCTACCTTCTTGTTTCAAGGCATTCGAATCGTCCAAGATTATCATACGGCGTTCAGAAGTTTCAATGTTTGCTGGTGCTCCAGGAGCAGGTAAATCAACACTTGCTCTAGCACTAGCATTAAAAACAAATGTTCCAACTCTTTACATATCCGCTGATACCAATGCACACACTATGGCAATGCGTCTAGCGTCTATGATATCAGGTAAGAGTCAGACAGATGTAGAGCATAAACTTAATACTGATGTTGGATGGACTAAGGCAGTCCTACAAAAAGGCAGTCATATAGTCTGGTCATTCGAATCATCACCAACCCTTCAAGATATTGATGAAGAGGTTCAAGCATTTGAAGAACTATGGGGTTGTCCACCAACTCTAATTGTATTAGATAACTTGATGGATGTTGCCACAGATGGTGGCGAAGAATTTGCATCTATGAGAGCGATTATGAAGGAGTTGAAATATCTTGCACGTGCTACGAATTCGGCTATTGTCGTCCTTCATCATACTAGCGAGGCTATTCCTGGGACACCGTGTCAGCCACGTTCTGCTATCCAAGGCAAAGTCTCCCAACTTCCTGCACTTATATGTACGCTTGGTGTGGTTGGAACGTCAATGGGTATCGCATCAGTCAAGAACCGATATGGAAGAGCAGATGCAGGCGGAACGCTAATGACATGGTTAGCATTCAATCCTGAATACATGTACGTAGAGGATATCCCAGAGAACTCATGAGACTAAGAATTAGAAATCCATTTTATTTATTACCAAGAGACAAGAACTCTATGATTAGAATTCTATGCTTTCATTGTGGAAAAGTTTATTATATTAGTTATGGAAATATAAGAACTGCCAACTACTGTTCGGAATGTAAATGACAACACGCAAATCACACAAGGCTAGAGGAGCAACATTTGAAACCGACTTACGAGACTATTTTAGACGAAATGGATTTGACGCTGAGCGACTTGCAAGAACAGGTGCAAGAGATGAAGGCGATATTGCAATCAGAGGAGACTTTCTTGGCTCCATTGGTGTTATTGAAGCCAAAGCCCCAGGCCAATCAGGTCGCATTGACCTCTCTGGTTGGACGAAAGAGGCTCAAATTGAAGCAACGCATTATTCGCAAGCAAGAGGAATAGATAGAAGTGCAGTAATGCCAGCAGTTATTATTAAGGCAAGAGGTAAAGCAATAGCAGATGCTTATCTAGTATTAAGGTTGGGCGATGTTATTGAAGGATGACTTACCTGATATTGTAGATGTACTCAGGCACTATGGTGCCAATCCCACTAGAACAAGTGGACAAGTAAATATTAGATGTCCGTTCCATGATGACACTCATAGTTCGGCAAGTTTTAATACAAGAGAGAATATCTTTAACTGTTTCGCTTGTGGAATGAATGGAAACAGTTTACAAATAATTGCTAAACAAGAGAGAGTTGATATACGTGAAGCAAAATCAATCGCAGAGGGAATTGCTGGACTCGGCAACAGCCAAGTACTCGGCAAACATCTTTCAGGCAGAAGATTACCTAGCAAGCAGGGGAATAACAAGGGAAGCAGCACGTCTGGCTCGATTAGGCGTAGTAGAGGAACCTGAGGTTGGACATGAATCATTCATCGGAAGATTATCCATACCGTATGTTACCAAGACTGGTGTTGTCGATTTGCGTTTTCGCAGTCTTAACCCTGCTGTTGAACCGAAGTATATGGGTATGGTTGGTGCTACTACTCGCATGTACAACGTACTTGATATTGAGCGTGCAGGGGATTACATCGGAATATGTGAAGGAGAGATTGACACACTTACGATTTCTTCTCTCGTTGGAATTCCATGCGTCGGGGTTCCAGGAGCAAATTCGTGGAAGAAACACTACACACGATTGTTGGCAGACTTTGAACGGGTCTTTGTCTTCGCAGATGGAGACCAGCCTGGAAAAGAATTTGCCACTAGTCTTGCCAGAGAATTACCAGTTACTACAATTCAACTACCCGAAGGACATGATGTTAATTCAATGTACGTGCAAGAAGGTGCTTCATACTTCCATCAGAAGGTGGGCTTAAATGAAATTTGATAGCATCCCAGCATGCAAAATATGCGGTCAACAATTTGATAATATATTTGATGCAACAGACCATTTACTAGATGACAATGGTGAAGAAGCATTTGACCCTAAGTTAATCTTACCTAGCGGTTACGTATTATTAGTTGGCTCATTGTTACGCTGCATGTATAAATATGCAGACAAGCCTGAATCAATTAAAGATATTACCCAGTCTACATATGCAACATTGTATGCTGCAGAAACAAGTCCTGGCAGAATGAAAAGATTGATTGAAGATATGGTTATCAAAGATGAGATGCGAGACTTTGATGAACAGTTAATTTCATTATTAGAAGATGAGACCTATGAAGAAGATGGAGAGTGATGAAGTATGGCAGATTATAACCCACTTGGAAAATCAAGGCTTCCACGTATACTCGAAGGAGATTTCCCAAAACCAATTAATACTGACATTAGTGATACCTTTACTTTCGAAGTAGCACTAGTGTATAGCGAGTTGCAGGACTTGCTTCTGTCTAAGCATAAAGATTATGGTCCTAAGAATATTGCTGATGCTCCTGGCGGTGCAATCAATGGACTACGTGTACGTATGCATGATAAGTTGGCTAGGATTAATAACCTAGTTGATAGCGGCAATACTCCACAACATGAGTCCTTTGAGGATTCACTAAAAGATATGGCTAACTATGCAATTATAGGATTGCTAGTACTGAGAGGAAAGTGGGACAAGTGAAAATATTTGGACCTTACAAAGGCAGTAAACAAAATGGTGGTCGTCCAATCTACGTCATCAAGCGTAAGAAAAAGGATGGCACAACTGAGACTACATCTACCAACAAAGCACGACTTGATTACAAGAAGGCTACTGGTAAGAAGTTAAAGAAGAGTACAGATGTTGACCACAAAGATAATGGTGGTCGTGCTGGACGAGATGGCATAGGAAACTTACAAGCAATGTCCCACTCAAAGAACGTGGGCAAAGAGAATAAGAGACGAGCCAAGAAGAAATGACAACCAAGTCGTATAATATTGTTATAATCTCAGACTTACAAGTACCTTATCATGATGTAGAGGCAACGAAAGCAGTTGCTAAGTTCATCCAATGGTATCAACCTGAAACTGTCGCATCCTGTGGTGATGAGATGGATATGCAAACCATATCTAAATGGAGTAAGGGAACCGAACTAGAATATGAACGCTCTATTGCACATGATAGAGACTTAACTAAGAAAGTATTATACGACTTAACTGTAGAACATATGGTTCGTAGTAATCATACAGATAGATTATTTAATACAGTTGCTATGAGAGCGCCAGGATTTCTTGGCTTACCAGAGTTAGAGTTAGAAAACTTCTTAGGTCTTAATGAACTAGGAATTAAATATCATAAAGACCCATTTGCAATAGCGCCAGGATGGTTGCTTATGCATGGTGATGAGGGCAATGTACAGCCTACGGCTGGAGCCACAGCATTGGGATTAGCCAAGCGTTCAGGCATGAGCGTAGCCTGTGGGCATACGCATCGTATGGGATTAACACATCAGACTCAAACCTATCGTGGTGGTAAACCTAAAACTATTTGGGGATTAGAACTTGGTAATCTTATGGACTATAAGAATGCTAAGTACGTAAAGGCTGGACTATTCACATGGCAACAAGGCTTTGGTATCCTGCATGTCAATGGCAATACAGTAACTCCACAACTTGTTCCTATTGTTAATCAATCATTCACAGTAGATGGAAAGACATTCAAATGGTAATGGATTGGTCTGCTATAGAGAAGTGGGATTACATTGTAATCTCAGTATCATCTGAATATGCTAAGAAGTATCAGATGGTAGAGCATGATGATATAAAGCAATCACTCTATGAATGGTTTGCTGAACATCCTAATAAGTTAAAAGAATGGGAAGCCATAGGCGAAAAAGATGCCAAGAATCTGATATACCGCTCACTTCGTAATCAGGCTTTAGATTACTGCCAGCGTTGGAAAGCAAAGACGTTAGGCTATGAGGTATCAGATATGTTTTACTATGATGTGACTGTTGTTGAAGCAATACTTCCAATGGTTATTCGTAAGGAACATGGAGTATCTCATAAATTAAATCTTGGAGGACCAGGAAAACCACCAGCACCAGCAGAGGGTGGCAACATGATGGTCATGATGATTGAAATAGATAAAGCGTACCGTAAACTCAATACCGAGGATAGGACAGTATTGTTTTACAAGTACGCTGAATCTCTTGATTATGGTTCTATCGCTACCGAGATGAAGTTAGGTAGTGAAGATGCAGCCCGAATGCGCCATAATCGTGCCATTAAGAAACTTATCACACGTATCGGTGGATTCCGACCTTGGTTAGATAAGGATTCTCCAAATGCCGAAGAAGATAGTCAAAATAATCTCGAATCCGTAGAAGTAGAAGAGAGCGAAAGCGAGAGGTATGAAGAGCGGGCAGATGAACAAGATGAATCTATCGAGCAATAGTATCTCCTGACTCCATTAAGTTCTTGTACTGCTCACCAGCATTATCAAACTCTTCATTCCTAGAACGAATATAACTTATCAAGGCTTGAGGAGTTACGATATAACCCTTGCTTGGATTAGGTGGCATCTTGTTTTCAACAGGATAACCAAGCCATTCAACAGCAGAAGATAGTTCATTCTTTGATACTATTAGAACCATATTACCCAGTACGAATGCCCAATGTGTTGCTTTACTTATAGATATTCCTGATGGTTCCCATTTCTGAGTACTCTGTTGGAAGCATTCAGTTTCTATAAATATATTACCAGTATCTTTCCATCGTCTATCAGTCTTGACTTCTATAGTATCTGCGTGTAATAGGTCAGCAAGATAACTCTCACCTGCTTCACCAGCACGTAAGTCTAAGTCCCAATTTGAATCTTTCATTTAACCTCCAGTTGAGTAGAATCCAGTCCCATTAAACTTGACTGGTGGTGCTGTATACACCCTTCTTAACTTGCTACCACAAACACTACAAGCATAATCTTGTTCCTCTTCTGTCATACCACGTTCAATGGTAATAATCTCACCATCTCCTGGACATTCATAATCATATGACGCCACTAGTACCATCCCTTCTTCTGAAAATGTTTCCAAGCATTACAGAAAGTTGCATACCGATTTATTATATAGTCAACGCCTCGGTCAATCTGTTCTGTTGGTTGAGTCTTAGGCGAGAGTCCTAGTATCTGTGGAATACCGCCAGCATTCTTGCCCATAACCTTTATAGGATTGTATGCCTCGGGTCTCCAGTTAGATTCTCTAGTCCAAAGTTGGTCAAGGCATTTCCATTGATTAAGTTGCCATGCATATACTGAATCTTTTGCATAGGCTTTACTATCTTCAATAGTCCACTCACGCTTTACCTTAATTGGTGCATCATGTAGTGGTACAAGATTGATGAGAGTTATTAGTATTACTAACAACAATATTAATTGTCGTCTCATACTTCACCGCCTTATCGATTCTGACTTGATAGTCTTCTTAGGGCAAATGCAGCACTAACTACTGCTCCCTTATTATTTATTGGGGTTATGCCAACCATCTCTAATCTTTCATGTGGCATAGTTCCGCCCCATATACCGAATGGCAGATTGCCCCATCCGACTACGCTTCCACGCATCTGCTCAGTCTTCATGCCTTCTTCTAGGCACTCATCTTTGATGGGACAGGTAGAGCATAATTTTAGCGCATAACTGGTCTGTTTAGTAAGTACTTCTAACTTGGCGTTGGATAATCGATACTGAGGTAGTTCAGGATACCAGTAGTCTGGATTATCATCGCCAGCACAGTTGCCTTTATTCATCATCCTCCCACATGCGGTCAGGTTCATCTATGATTACTTCATCATCTTCATCCTCTACCCCATTTAGGGCATAGTCATCTCCTGATAGGTACATTGGCTCACTCATTAGTCATCTCCCTTATACTCACTAAGCACCCATTCTAGTGCCTCTATCCATCCAATAAGGATATCTTCAGTGCCATCAGTCGTGTCATGTTCTTTAACTATGGCTTCCAACTCTTCCTTTACTTCTCTACCAGTTCTCATTCGTATCGGTCCATATCTGTTATGCAGTCGAGTACATATTCGAACTCAGGTCTGCTGGCTTCGGGTGGTACTTGGCTATCGTCATCCCAAAACATTTCATAGCCGTCGTCAGAGTCCCAGTACAGGCGACCCATGTATGAGTTTGTGTCGGTTGAAATAATTATATGACGACGCCAGCCAATAACCTCTTGCGGGCTGGATGATATCATATACTTATCTATCATCTCTTGTATGCTTACTTCATCCATCAACTTGTACTCCCATTTCTATTAGTCGGCTATCTATTACCATGCTGGTAGTATCATAACTCTCAGCACCTTCACCATCTATACCTTCTCGCCATACTGCCTTACCCTTATATGAGATATGTGAGCCATCACCATACAGGCTCATAAGTAATGCACCTGCTGCATAATCATGTACCTCTGCTATCACATCCCCACTTGGATGATGTACTTTTAACTTAGTCATTGCTATCCTTTCTTGTCATATTATATGACAGGTTATCTATTAGTAGTCGAGCATTTGCTACTATCTTATCTGAGTCAGCATCCTGTCTTACGACAGAGATTAACTCAATGATAGTCTTGCGTACTGCTTCACTAGAAACCGAAGTCGTATTGACCATTATACTTTGCTACCTCTCTCTTGGAACTGGAGTATCTATCCCACTCGGGAGACCAGCACATGCATGATGAGCCATAGACACCATTACAGTCATAGCATGTATGGCATTGTTCGCAGTAGTATGGATTTGCATCTTCTACGGGCATAGCCTCGCACATACGGCACATGTTATCATCCATGGTGTCGTCATCAATGACGGTATAGTCATACTTCTTATAGAATGATGACCATGATGACTCCTTGTACGAATCATTAGACCACCAGTTGCCGTCATTATCCCATGTACCTAAGTCCTCGTTGATAATATAGCAGTCATAATCGGCTGCAGGGTCGAGGGTAAAGACTGCAATCTTGCTACCACTAGCGAACTTCTCTAGCATGCGGTATAAGTTAGGATTATCTAATGCTTTGACACCACCCATAGCAGGTAAGATATCGTCAGCAAAGATACGGGTATCGCTACGCTTGTCATTGACTGGGATATCAACATCGAGGATACCATTGTGCGCTAAGTAAGTTAGGTCGCTATTGCCAACTTGGAATGGATGACAGTTGTCATCATTCTTAACGCCATGAGTAGCGAATCTAGCATGATACATAGCATAACTAGATGGGTATTGCTTGCGTACTGCTAGGAACTCCTTGATGACCTTCTTAGCAGACATACCTTTACCAGTAATAATTTTATTACCAGCGATTACAGCATAGCCGAAGCCATGCGGATTATTACACGAAGCACACTCTAAGTCTTTCTTGCTTGGAGTGCTATTCGGTGAACTAACGACCAATAGACACATTGTCTTCTATCCTTTCGATTGCTTGTAGTTGAGTACTTACTCTATCGAACTTAGCGATAAGTTCAGAGTATAGTTCGGGCTTGCTCTTTACATATTGAACAAGGTTATTCCAGTTGAGATAACCTGCTCGGACTTGCGGTACTGACACGTTGCGAGTGAACTCAACGCTGGCATGCGCTAAGTTAATAATCGCTTTGAGTGAGCGGACATTGAGAGTACCTCTAAAGATACGCATCTCTAGTGTATCTCGGTTGATGGTATTGACGGCAGAGTATCGCTCTGAATCTCTATGGTATCTAATCTTACGCATAAAGGATTTGCCACCTCTTGGCATGTCAACATCATGGAAACTAGCCCATCTATCTGATGAGCGACCAGCCATAGTTTCATAGAAGGCTTGGTTATTGTAGACAAGTTGCAAGAATCGGTGCTGGTGTGCACCGCCATTAAACCCGCTACGAGATATATGAATATGGACACCACAGGTACGAGTGCCCCATGAAATCATATTGTACCGATTCTTAAGCGTGGAGATAGTATCCCAAAAGTCATCTGCCTCATTCATGAAGAAGTCATGAGACATTGGATGAGAAACTATTTCGAAGCCACAAGTTAGCGAGCCGTCAGATTTGAGGTAAGCCAAGTCCATACTCTCTAGCCTATGAGCATACTCCGCTGCAATATTTTTGTTGGAGTAATCCTCGCTTCTATGCTCTGTCTCAATCTCAATACCAAAGTACAGGCGGGTATCGTCATCAGTCTGATGAAAGATTAAGTCAGGGCGGTATGAGTAATCGTGAATGAGCCTAGATTCATCATGGTCTCTCTCGCAACCATTAACAAAAGAGGCATCACAATCCTCACAATATGCGGTATTGTTTTGATAGCAATACTCGCAAAATGTGCTATTACTATCATCAGCATAGTAAGTATCACCAGTAAAGTATTGTTCGTGCCAGTCGCACCAGTTAGAGTATCGCTCTACGCAACCCTGACACCATACTTCTGCGTCGTTTACGACACTAAAGTCATCATCTTGATGACCTATAAAGTCGCAACGCTCACAGATTCTTGCACAATCGTCGCAGTATCGGTCATCAGTTGCAGATACTACTGAATTGAGTTCATCAGTAGTGTTACTGCAATAATCACACTTTAACTGCGATACAACATCCTCTTCAGTTGTCGTATCCATTTTCCTATCCTTGTCGTATTATATGACGGCAAAAGACTCTCTCTTGCCGAGTGGTATAATTTTATACCAATTCCTTATCTGTGTCAATTTTACGCTGGACACTATCGAGAATGATATTCACGACCTTATCCCGTAAGTTATCAGCAAATACCGCCCTAGCCGTAAAGCCATGACGAGTATTATTTATGGAGAATTGCCGTAAAGATTCTCGTACTGTTTCTAGTTCATCCCTAGTCAATGCGAGAATAATATCATTGGCAAAGTCTACTTTATTTTCCACTTAACTCACGCACTTTGCGTACAAGTTTAGCGTTTTTAATAGCAGTAGTAATGACCAGCGTGGTACTCACGCTAAGTGCCAGCACTACGGCTATGCTGTCTGTTATCTCTATGTACATGCTATCTCCTTAGTTAGTGCCGTCATATTATATGACGGAGTGGAGAGTGTATTGGTATCCACTATGGTATGGTAAGTGGCGACCTTCATAACATCATTTCAGGTTTCCCTGCTGATTGACTATGCATACCAATACACTCAGTGCCCACCATGAGAATTGCACTCATGATTATGCCGTCTAGCGTGGGCTGTCCAGTTGCTATTCGTAGTCCGAGTCCGAAGCAACATCCTCTAAATACTCGTCGTTGAAATCGGACATATCAACTTCCAAGATACCCTCAGTTGCAAGTATCTCGGCTATCTCATCTTCACTCATGAAGTCGAGTGCAATACTATCTCCACTCATGAGTTGCCCTATCCATTGCTTTACGTGTCTGCTCGGCAACCTTAGCCTTGCGCTCTGCTTCGGCTTTGATATTTCTTTGTACTTCTGCACTTTGCATAAGAGCAGATAGTATTGGGTTATCGGTCAAGATATCCATTTTTACCTCTCTGTCTAATGCCGTCATATAATATGACGGACATGGCGGGGGTTTTTTCCCGTTGGCATAATTTTAATGCCTAGCATTGCCTGTGTCAAGTCTAGAAGAATTTTGTCATATTATATGACGAGGCTCAAATGAGCCTTTTCATAATTGTACCCATACGGAATTGTTTGGTTTGTGTTGAATTTTTTGCTGGCTTGGGCATGATTGTTTGGGGCGATTCGTTCCTGTACCCATACGGAGTTGTACACATTAGTTTGTGTTGGTTTGTGTTGGAAAAATTTTTGGGCAAAAAAATAACCCCCCTTTCGGGGGGCTACCTTTTCTTTTCTTAGGCGTTCACCTTTACTGCTTGGTTTTTCTTTAGGGTCATCATCCATGCGGTGATTGCGCCTAATTCTTTTAATCCTTGCTCATCTAATTGCCCGATTGGCTTATGCTTGGTAGTACCCAAATAAATTGCGGATACTAATTCTGCGACATTGGCGATTGGTTTTGACTTTTCCACTTTCGCTTTTGTTGAGCCATCTCGGGTTTGGCTTTCTTTCTTGGTGGCGGTTTTCGCATCCAATTCGTCAAAAGTTTTGAACGCTGAAATATGAGCCTTAACGCCACTCGCTTTCTTATCCGCTAAAACTCGGGCAGATAGTGAGAGGATTTTGCTGACCTTGATTGACTCAATTTCATCAGCATATTTACCAATTATTAAATTGGCGGTAGGAATTGCTTCAGCATGGGTGGGCAGGATAATTGGCTTAATGTTGATGTCTTTCAAAAGTGATTGCATGGATGCTTTCACCTCTCGGATTGTTGTGCCGTTTTCCATCTCACATGCCACCATCTGAACAAATTGGATTGCTTGTGAATTGCTATCCACGCCACTCGCAATTAGTTCAGCGTAATCGTTTTGAATTGCTAGGTTTTGCTTTACTGCTTCTTTTACTGCTTTTTCTTTTGCCATGATTTTCTCTTTTCTTTTTCTCGGATATGAAACCTTTTGGCTTCATGGGTCAATTATGAGGGTTTAGGGCGTTTAGGTCAAGTAGGCTGCAAATATATTTTTAGGCGTGGCGTCATATTATATGACGGGTTTTAGGCGGGTTAGGCATGGGCTAGGGATACCCCTAAACGGGGCGAGGATGCCCGCAGACAGGGGCAATAGATAGGGGTGGGATTCTTTGACCCCTTCAATTCCCTGACCCTTTTAATTCCCTTCCACCTTCCCCTGAAAATAATTTTTATTACCCCCCGTAATTCTCTTTATTAGTTAGTCATTAACAAAGGATTAGCACCTGCGTTAAATAAACAATAAGCAACAGTTATGTTGCGTAAATACCTATGGGATTAGACCCTAGAGTTTATTAAATCGGGAAGAATCATGTATATATAGTCCCATAAAAATTATCTGTTATATTATAGGGGGGATATATATATTACGCTCAGAATGAGCGTATTTTTAACCTATCTGTTCGGTTTTAGTACTTTGAACAGGTTATCTATAGTATATAAATATATACGGAGTTCGCTCCGTTTAGAACTCCGCTCCTCCTATAATATAGGATTATAAATATAATTATATTGGGGATAGTCTGCCCGTTTAACCCCACCGTTAAATAAGCGTTTTGGGGGAACCAATTGGGACGTAAACCAGGGGTACAAAATATACCCAAGGACGCTGCTCAGAAGCAGGTCCTAGAATTGCTAAGCCAAGGCTCTACTGTCGTAGATGCCATGAAGGCCGTAGGACGCAACGACGTAACTTTCCGTCAATGGTCTATGGCAGACCCAGACTTTAAAGATAAAGCGGACAAAGCCCGCCTATCAGGCAAAGGTGTCAAGGCTGACCTAGCCAATCTAAAGGATATCTCTTTTGAGGATTTCTCAGAGCAATTCCTAGACACCAAACTCTTTGACCATCATAAGTCATGGATTGACCTAGTTGAAGGCCGTGAGCCAAGATGGGTACATCCCTCAATGACCTACGAGCAAGCAGCAGTTAACCGTGTACTTATCAACGTACCACCTGAGCATGCTAAGTCAACAGTACTTACAATCAACTATGTTACCTACCGAATAGCAGTAGACCCTAACGTTAGAATTATTATCGTCTCTAAGACGCAAGGTATGGCTCGTAAGTTCCTATCTGCGATTAAGACAAGACTAAGCCATCCTAACTGGACAAAGTTACAAATGGCATTTGGCCCTAATGGTGGCTACAAGGCAGACTCACCTACATGGTCTGCTGACATGATTTATCTAGGAGCAGGTCGAGACTCTGGCGAGAAGGACCCTACGGTGCAAGCCCTAGGATTTGGTTCTCAGATTTACGGAGCACGTGCCGACCTGATTATCCTTGACGATGTGGTGATGAATGCAAACGCCCATGAGTGGGAGAAGCAAATTGAATGGCTTCAAAAAGAAGTTATCACCCGCCTAGGGCGACATGGAAAACTACTTATTGTAGGAACCCGTGTCGCACCTATAGATTTATATAAGATGATACGAGATGGCGACCAATGGACAGGTGGCAAGACACCGTTCACATACTTCTCATGTCCAGCAGTTTTAGAATTTGACGAAGACCCTAAGAAATGGAAAACGCTTTGGCCGTGGACCGATAGGGCAGAAGGCGATGTAGATGAACCTAACGAGCAAGGGCTATTTCCCAAGTGGGATGGACCCTCGTTATTTACTAGAAGGTCTGAAGTCGCTCCCTCTGTTTGGGCGATGGTCTACCAACAAGAAGACGTTCAATCCGACTCCATATTCTCGCCAACAATTGTGGCAGGATGTGTTAATGGTATGCGAAAGCGCGGACCGCTTAAAGAGGGCTCCCCAGGACATCCAAGAAGCGCACAATCAACCTATACAATAATTGGCTTTGACCCTGCTGTAACTGGACGCTCTGCTTTCGTAGCAGTAACTTATAATCGTTCAGATGGAAAAATTTACGTATTAGACTGTGTTAACATGGTTGACCCTTCCCCCCAAAAGGAAGATGCTCTCATTAGAGAGTGGGTAGAGAAATATAGTCCACAAGAGTTTAGAGTGGAAATCAACGCCCACCAAAAATACTATGCTATGGATACGGACCTTCGTAACTACCTAGCATCTTATGGATGTCAACTTAACTCTCACTTTACTGGTAAAAATAAATGGGATGTAGGATTTGGTGTAGCCTCTATGGCAAGCCTCTTTGGCTCAGAACGAGATGGTCGATTCCAAGATAACAACATTCTAGAGTTACCTTCTAACGAAGGCTCAGAGGGACTTAAGTCTTTAGTACAGCAACTGATTATTTGGAAGCCTGATACTAAGAACCCAACTGACTGTGTAATGGCATTATGGTTTGCTATAATCCGTTGTAGAGAACTTATGCAGACATCAAGTCGAGTTGGACAGTATCAAACAAATAGATGGGCTACCAGAGCACAAAAGGCTGGACGTGGTTCACTTAATTTAGACGAAGCCTTTGCAGACCAATGGCAAGAAACTTACGGTTAGGACATAAATGTTATTATCAATTGAGCAGGTAGCAGCACGGGTTCAATCCCTACGCTTCCGTAATAGTGAGAGAGATGCTCGCAACCTGGATGTACTTGCTGTACGTAAAGGTAAAATCTCAGAAGTATATCCTGACTTCTTTCCAGATGGAGTAGATGCCAATGTCGTGGCAAATTTTATTGATATCGTTGCCAGGGACCTTTCTGAGGTTATGGCGCCTCTGCCAGCGGTTAATTGCTCAGCCGCTAATCAGGTCAATGACCGTGCTCGTTCTTTTGCCGATAAGCGTACTCGTATTGCTAGTAATTATTTTCAACACTCTGACCTCGCAATCCAAATGTACTCAGGAGCAGACTGGTATATAACCTACGGTTTCGTTCCATTCATTATTGAATTAGATGACGACCTAAAATTACCTCGTATCCGTATTGAGAACCCAATTGGTTCATACCCAGAGTTTGACCGTTTTGGACGCTGTGTTGCTTTTGCTAAACGCTATACACTTTCCCTTGGAGAGTTAGTAAGCCAATTTCCAGAGTATGATACACAACTGCTTGGACCTTTCGGATACAAGCAAGACTTAAATGCTCAAGTAGAAATGATTCGTTACTACGATGATGAGCAATCTTTAATTTTTATCCCTCAAAGAGATAACTTAGTATTGTCACAAGCCAAGAATCCTCTTGGCAAGATGATGGTAATTGTTGCACGTAAACCTTCGATTGACAGCGAACTACGTGGACAGTTTGATGATGTACTTGGAATTCAATTACTCCGCAACCGTTTTGCCTTATTGGCGATGGAAGCAGCGGAGAAATCAGTACAAGCACCTATTGTACTTCCTAACGATGTACAAGAACTTCAGTTGGGTGGCGATGCGGTTATCCGTACCGCTAACCCTGCTGGTGTTCGTCGTGTAGAACTTACTCTACCACAAGGCGCATTCACCGAACAACAATTACTTAACCAAGAACTTCGAGTTGGTGCTCGTTACCCTGAAGGACGTACAGGTAACATTGATGCATCTATCGTTACTGGTCAAGGCGTACAGGCTCTTATGGGAGCCTTTGATACACAGGTAAAGTCAGCACAGGCAATCTTTGCTGCAGCACTTCGTGATATCATCCGTATCTGTTTTGAAGTAGATGAAACTATCTATCCAGAAGAGAAGACAATTCGTGGTGTTGATTCTGGTTCACCATATGAAATTACATACAAGCCTGCAAAAGATATTAAGGGCGATTACTCAGCAGATGTCCGTTACGGAATGCTTGCTGGTCTTAACCCAGCCCAAGGACTTATCTTTATGCTTCAAGCATTAGGTGGTAAGTTAATTTCTAAAGACATGGCTATGCGTGAGTTACCATTTACAGTTAACGTAACTCAAGAGTTAGAGAAGATTGAAATTGAAGATATGAGAGCAGCATTGCTGGGCTCATTAACTGCATACACACAAGCAATTCCACAGATGGCTACACAGGGACAGGACGCTTCTGAAGTGGTTCGTAAGATTGCTGCG